AACTTCAGGAACAGTACACTGAACTTGAAGCTTCTTTAAGAGATCAGACATCATCCTTAACGAGACTTACCGAAATGCTGGACGAAACCAAAGAAGATGCGGACCTCGTTCGCGAGATTCGTGCATTAGCAAATGATCCCAAAATGCTACCCCATATTCGGGCTCTTGATAACAAGATTAAAGGCATTGAAGAAGAAATTGAGGAAACAGGTGAAGTTAGTACTAAAACACTTGACAAAACCCGTCAATTCCTTGAAAGTAAACAGAGTGAACTTGCTGAAGAAATGGCTGACCAGCGACTAGAGATAATCACACAGAGAGCCGATGCGTTTGCTGTAAAGTGGTTAGATCAACTGCCAGAAGAATACACGGAACAAGATAGAGAGATTATCGGAAAACTATGGGCCGATGCCGTAGATATGGACAATCTCGCACAAGACCCCAGTCAACTTCATGAGGTCTTGAGAACAACGTTCCAAGAAACAATTGATTATTTTGGCGTACCTCGCGGTGGTTTAATAGATCCTGCTGATCCAGATAGTTACGAAGTTGAAATCGAAGAAAAGCCTACCCTAACTCCTCAAGAGGAGCTACAACAAATCATTCAAGGCAAAAACTACGGTGGATTTAAGGAAGTCGAAGTTGGAGGTCGAAAGATTCTTCAATCTGAAATTTCTGATGATGAATTCGCCGCAGATATGGGCCGAGCAATGAAAGTTGGCAGGAAATAATTAAAGTTTAATTAGATCTGATGGGAATGGCGGAATATTGGAGACAACATTAAATGATTACCTTTGAAACTCTAGGTGATATGTTACTCCGTCGATATGTGGTTGATTATATTGCTCAAATGCAGCAACTCTCTGCGCCTATTTATACTAGACTTAGAGAAAATCCACGTTTCGTACCTACGGGTGACGGAGCTTATTTCCCAATCAGAATCGACGGAAATGAATCAGGTGGTGGTTGGCGTGGAACAGACGACAACTCACTCCCTACAGCCGGTAACGAACGCATCAAGCAGGCTCGTGTACGTCCTAAGAAGTATTACCACGTAGTAACCTTCTCTGGTCTTGCAGAAGCCGTATCCCGTAAGGGTGGTGAAGATGCTTTCGCTTCGGGCATTACCGACGCTATTTCACAATCTGTGAAAAGAGCTGGTGCAAACTTCGAAACCGTATTCCTTCGCGGAGACGGTACAGGACGTTTGACAAATGAATCAGGCGGTTCATCAGGTGACACAGTAGTTGGAGTTGACGATGCTCGTCCATTCCGTTCTGGTCAGGTTGTTGAATTCCTGAATAACACTACTGGTCTACGACAGGCTGGCCCTGTTACAGTGCTAGCTAGAGACGTTGCTAACTCAACAATTACAGTATCAAGTGCTGTAACTGCTACAAGTGGTGATGGTATCTATATTGCTGGTGAACAGAGTGGTTCAAGCGCACCTCAGGAAGTAACAGCTCTTGGTCTTCCAGCCATCGTATCTGCTACAGGTACAATCTATAACCTAAGCCGTACAACATACCCTGTTCTACAGTCTAAGGTTATTCCGGCTGGATCTACAGCCCTTGATGAGTCTCTCCTAAGACGACTCCGCAAGCGGCTAATGGTTGAAACTGACACCGCAGCAATGGACGGCTTCGTAATGATTTCTAACTGGGATCAGTACGACCGTTACACTGAAATTGCTCTACCTTTCCGTCGTTTTAACGACATGAAGCTAGAACTTGGTGCTCAGCAAGAACTTACTACATTCGAAGGTCGTCCTTGGTTAATCTCTTGGGCAGCCCTACCGGATCAAGTATACCAGATCAACCTGGGAGCAGTCGAAAGAGGCGTTGTACGTCCACTAAGTATTGACGAAAGAGTTAACATGGCTTGGGTACCAGGCACAGACTCATTCACAGTACTGTTGAAGTACTACGGCGAAAACGTTGCTCGTATGCTTAACCAAACAGCAAAGATTACTGGTCTAACAGTACCTACTTACTAAACCTAAGTCGGCTAGTTAAAACAGTATCAATACAGAGGAGGGTTCGGTATAAACCCCGGGCCCTCCTCTATTTTATAATAAGGAGATTTACTATGGCTGACGCAGTAGTAACACCCACAAATAGTCTAGTAGTAGATGATAGAGCGGGCAATTCTTATATTATTTTCGATGTGAGCCACACTTCAGGAAATGATACTAGAGTTGTTGTTCCTGATTCCGCGGTATCCGTTGCAGAACTTCCTGGCACACACGCAATTCAGACTTTGAATGCTGTTGCTGGAAGTGCGACTTCAGAAGTTGCTGTGACTACAAATCAAATGGCAGTTGGTAACAATACAAGCCTTGCTGCAACTACTACGGGACTTGGGTTCGCTTTTCAGACCGATGATGGTGTAAAGCAGGTTCATATTGATACTCTATCAACAACAGGCACTTATAAGCTTGTAGTTCGATGTATCGGAAATGCAGCAGGTTCTGGTTCTACCGGCGCTGCTGGCCTATAAGGAGATAATTTAATGCCTAAACTATTTCCATCAAGACAAGAGTTCGTAGATCTACGAAACGGCGAACAGGTTGTAGTTACTAAAGTAACTATCGTCAGTTCTGCCGACTTCGTATCTATACCAACCGCTCTGGACGCATCTATCTTACAATCAGCTAAGGCAACGGCCGATCCTACTTTCTACCTAACAGGTAGAGACACCGTTTTCAATATTGATGGTGCCACAGTCGGAGATGAACTAATTGTTACATCTAGACACACTGGTATGCTCAACTTTGATAAGGGAGATTCGGCTTAATGCGAAGAGGTGCAATACTCATTGCATTAGTTGTCGGCGTAAGTTGTGCTTCGGCCGCAGGGATTGGGACATTTTGTCTCAACCCCGACGGGTCGGCCACACAGTGGTTAAATGAAAAAGGACAAAACCCAACATTCACAATCTATACAGAATTTGTAAAGAATCAAGTGTTTGGTGTTTGTCCAGTAATAGCTTCCGAAGTGGAAGCGGAATAATTTAAGGAGAATAAAATGGCAAATGGTGATATTACTCACGTAAAGGTCCAAGGACGTTTCACACTTCCGGGGACTGGAAGCTCTTTAACTGGTACATCTAAGAACAATAAAGAAATTGTTTGGGGTGAACTTTCAGCAACATGGGCCGATACAACAGGGTTAGACCTAAACGAGTCAGGAGGCCCTAAGGCTTTTGGACTAGAAACACTTGACTTTGTTTCATTTAATGTTAAATCAGTTAATGGTGTATTTAACATCGACGAAGGAATTTGGACTGCTGAATATAACACAAGTACTCAAAAAGTATATGTAGTTCTTGACGGTCTAACAAATCCGACATCCGAAGGACATGTTTGTGTAATGGGATTCCTCGCTATCGGCGACAGCGCCTCTACAGCAAGCTTAACATAATAGGCTAACGAGTTAAGGGACTGGGCTTCGGCCCAGCCCCTATTCTCATATGAATTTACGTTGTGCAGATTGCGGTGCTTCTATTCAAAGGAAGAGTCATAGGGGCAAACCCCCTAAGTACTGTCTTTCGTGTAGAGAAAAAAGGCAAGAGCCTTATGCAAAGGCCGCGCGGGAACGTAGAAAAGAAGAACCTTACAAAAGGAGATAATAATGGCAGAAAGAACACTGGCTGAAGTTGCAACTGCGGCTGGACCTTCTATGGTTGCTGGAACAGAAGAAGAAGCGTTTGTTCGTTTTATTGATGTTCGTGGACCATATAAAGTAGAAACTTTGTATTTTCAACAAGCTGCTTTAAATGATTTTAAAGCTGCGGACACATTCAAGAGTCAATTAGCACATCCACTATTTGCAGAAATCACCCCCGTTCAAGATCTTGATGGGACTGCATTAATTGGTTCTGTAGATTTGACTTCTGATGAATCAAACACAAACTTTAAACAACTTACAATTAATGATTGTGAGGGAATTAACGGTCTTGGTATTTTAATTAAAGTATACGGATTCTAAACAAGCTTAAAGGAGGGGAAATCTTGGTTAGGCTACCTAATAGAATGAGGCCGCGGGGAAAATATCGTAAATTTTCCCCCGGTCTTGATCTACCATCTTGGTTTTATTATGATCTTAAAGGAATAGATGAGAAATTTTTTCTTGTTTATCACAAACACAACGTCATGTGGGAAGATATTCTTAATGAATATGAAGGCGAACTTGACAATACTAGATTTATTATTAATCATAAATTTGGTGAATTAAACTTCGGCCTTGTGACGAGCAGCAATGGAGATGGGAAACCAGATCCAGATAATCATTGGCATCTATGGAGAATGTGTGACCCGCACGGGTGGGCTCATATTGTAAAAATAGAAGACGATCACGGTGAATATTTAAATCTTCTCGTTCGTAGACTCTACCTACAGGCTAAATTTGCTGATAAGTACGGACACCTTGCGTGGAATCGAAAACTCGAAGACGATCAAGACGCTGTTCGAATTCAAATGCAAAATGATAGAGATGATCTACAAAATCAAATTCAAAATGAAAATAAATGGCTTGTAAAAAGAGCCAAAGAGAATTATGATCGAGGAATTATTAATCCGACCCGACCCCAAAAAGACATCATTTTCAGTGGCGGAGGTGTTAATACTAAACGCTCTAAGATTACTAGAGATATTACTGATAAAGAAGGTGGGTTGATTACAGGTATAAATGAATAAGAAAACTTGTCCAAGTTGTGACGATACTTACCCAACTACAGAAGAATATTCTTAAAGAGGGCTATTTCTTATTTAGAAAAGGAGTAAATAAATGGCTGCACAATTAACGGGTACATTTTCGAATTTTCTTATTAGAGTACGACGCTATCTTAATGAAGATACAGCTGAGAAAAGTCGTTGGAGTCAGGAGTTCTTAAAACACCTTTTTAACACCCAATATCGAGTTCGGTCTGCTGAGTTAGAAATGGCCCACGAAGGTTATTTTACAATTGTAGCAACACGCGATATTGTAGCAAATCAAAATAGATATGCTTGGCCCTCAAGTTTTCAACGACTTTTCAAAATGGAAATCGTTAGAGCTGACGGTCGGCGCGTTCCTATACAAAGAGAAGAAAGACACTTTGCCAGTCTTAACATCCCCAGTGCTGGGGGTGATGAATGGTTGCCCGACTACCGTCCGGTAGGTTCGGGTTTTATGTTAGAGCCTGCTTCAACTCAGAGTATTACAAACGGTCTACGTATTGAGTATACTGGTATTCCTGAAGAGTTAATTGATGATGGGGACACCCTTCATTCGGATTTTCCTGCGATGCTAGATGAAATATTGGTACTTGATACGGTCGTTGTGGCAATGGACGCGGAAAGATATCTAGAATCTAGTCCTGGTCAAATGGATAGTGTACAACGACAGCGTATGGAGTGGCAAGTGAAGTGGGAACGTTTTATAGACGGTAGAATGGTATCCACTCAGAAAGTAATCCCATTTATTCCTTCTTATTTGGATGCATAAATGTCTTCGATTAAAGACCTAGAAGGTGTTTATAGTCCAACCCAAAAGGCACGTATCTCGCGTAAGCTATCCCAGCGGGCTGCTGATCTTCTCGAAACTAGGGTTAAAACAACCCCCCTTAAGGGTGGAGTAGATGATTTTGATCGACAGTTATTAGGACGTTCACCATTTAAATTTAAGGCTTCTAGAGGATCCCAGAGCGTAGAGGGGATCGGTGCGTATTCCAAGCCTCAAAATAATTTCAAAGGAAATATTGAAATTGAAGGGGTTGTAAGCACCCCACATGCAGAGGCCGCTCGCCGAAAGGGAGATTCCGGTGCATTCGAAGAAGTGCATAAAGTAGCTAAAAATAAGGCGATGGACCCGAAATTTGTAAAAGAAGCAGCCGTCGCTCTTAGTAAACCCTATCCTAAAGCTGATATAGTACACGGGCATCGAGTTACCGGGATGAGATCTCGATCAAATCCATTTCAAAGTATTGATTTAAAAAAAGCCAAAGCCGTTGCTGAACGGGCTGGGCGCATCGGGCGCCGGTCGGCCGGTAAATTAAGTGTGCTTGGAACTCTTGCGGATTATAAAGACTTTCAATCACAAATGCGCGCAGCAAAGAAAATTAGAGATGATTATAAAAATAAAGGACTACTCCCTGGAGGATCAACGTAATTAATGGGCCTTCCCACATTACCATATATTGATCTTTTAAACTTTAAAGGTCTATTTACAAAGTCTAGTCCTGATATTCTTCAGGCTGAACAACTTCGTATTGCCGAAAATTGTGATCTCTTTGAAACTTATGGTGCCCTAACAAAAGTTAAGGGCAACACTCGAATATTATCTACACAGTACGCGGAAAATGGTGTAATTCAAAAAATTCCGTGGATTGATTTTTACAAAACTTCAGATCTCGATGGTCAGATCCTTCGTCATACTTTAGTCGCAGCAGGTACGATTCTTGGTAGAATCGACGGTAGTAGTATTACTACGCTGAAGACGGGTAGGACGGCGGATCTTTTTCATTCATCAGACCAGCACGAAAAATTCACATATATTACAAATCAAAATCCAGATCTAGTAGGACAGGGGGATGATCTTGTAAAATACGACGGTGCGGTAATTACCAATTGGGGCCTTACAGCTCCGGGCGGCACTCAAACAGTTCGAGAATCCTTCAATACGTCTTCTACTTTTCAGACTAAACCAGCCAGTCAAATGACTGTTACGGATGATAGTACTATTACATGGGACGGTGCATCTACTAGAATTGATAAAGATGTAGCGGGTTCTAGATTATTCTATATTGAAAAGAAGTTAGACAACCAATTTTATGCAAGCTCCGACGCTAGACCCTCGCAGTATACTGCGGCTAATAGAGTGAGCTTCTTCACATACATCCCAAGAGGACAATTAACGGCCGACAGCATCGACCCTAGTTCATTTAATACTGGAGAAGCTGCGATGGCTGTTTGGGTTAGCCCAGATGGTGACACCGTTGAAAATAACCACTGGAAGTTCTACTTCGCTATTGGTGAATTAGTTGAGGGGTGGAATAAACTAAACCTCGACTTCAGTGGGGCCCCTGTTGGTCCAAGGGGACACTTTTATCCTGAAGATCAAACTATTAAGAGGGTGCGTTGGGACTTCAGACTTAATGATGAGACTCACACGCGCACGGGAATTCGTCTAGATAGATTCCATAGTTTGGACGAGGGTAACCCTATTGCAACCGTTTCTGGGGTTGGGACGCAAACAGGGGTTTATCAGTATGTTGTAACCTATGTTTCCAAGTATGGACAGGAATCTAACGCCGGTCCTGCCAGTGCTGCGGTTACAGCCGCCAGCCATGCACAAATTGATTTAACAAATATCCCCGTATCTGAGGATCTTCAGGTTACTGCGAGACAAATTTATAGAACTGTAGCCGGAGGTAGTTTATTCTTATTCTTAGATCGAATTGAAAACAACTCAGCGACTACCTATACAGATATCATTCCTGACGGCAGTCTAGGAACGTCTACCCCACCACAGGTTGGGGATTTCTCTGACGATAACAGCCCCCCACCTAAAGTAGGAATTTTCAAGGTATGGAAGGATACTGGTTTCATGGCCGGAGATCCGCAGAACCCCAATTCTCTATATTATAGTGAAGTTAATGAACTAGAAAGCTGGCCTC